GTTATTTCAGATGCTACTCTTCCATATTCAAGAACATCGCCAAAATCAAAACCCTCGGGGTTAAACAGAGTTTTTTGACCAGTGCTAGGGTTTTTAAAAATATAATTACCTTCACCAAAAGGAAGAGCGTCGGGATAATATTTTCTTATAAGTTTAAATTTATCTTCGGGTTTTTTATATGCGCTAATAGTTGCTCTAATTTTTTTAGGTGCGCCTGTTTCTTTATCTATTTCACCGGGATCAAAAGTTAAAGTGCCTTGTGGTAATGGTGGTGTAGAAACAGCGCCTGTAGGTAGAGGTGGTGTGGTTGCCATATTACTGCGCTGGAGTTCCATCGTCTTTGTAAACCCATTGACTTCCGTCTTGGCTTACAACTATTTCTCTGCCGTTTAAATACTGTTTCTTTGATTCGGTTTGAGTAGGTATATCAATTAACTCTTCTCCTATTTCTGCTAAACCTTCATTTTTCACTTTTAATGCAGATGCTCTTAGTTGTCTAAGTTGTACTAAAGTTCCTTCACTGCCACCTTTAAGCAATTTTTGTTTTACTGATGTTGGATTTCCTATCCAATTTTCTAATAAGTCTAAATCAGGCCCAGCCAAAACACCAAGCTCTGCATAGTTTTTTAACTCTAAAAGTACTGAGTTATATAAACTTTCTATATCTGCTCTATCAGTTCCAATAGTTGTTACACCGGGATCTATTCTTTTTATTCCAGCTTCAAGTTCGTTTAGTTTACTGACAACATTATCAACAATTTTAATATCTTTTTTTATAGTTTTTCTTGTGTCTGCTGATATGCCAACTTCTTCTATTGTACCCCTATCATCTATGGTTGTGCCTGTTGATACAGAAGTTGTATTTGTTGATGTGTCAGTTGAACTTGGAGTCGGTACAATTGCCTCTGTAGAAATAGGTGTAGGATAAATACTTGGATTTAAACCGGGTACTGTTCTTGTTACAGGCAGACCTTGCTCGTTAATATAAGTGCTAGTTTTAGGTTTAGTAAGCTGGTCGTATGCAACTCTATACCCTGTAGAATTTCTAACCTCCGGATTATTTTTTCCCTCTTCTAAAATATTTAAGTACTGTGAGTCTAAGCTAGTTCCCTTAAAAGTTCCACTTCCCATGTTTTTAGCAACTGCAGTTCTTGCAGTATCAACACCAAGCAAGTCAACCATGCCTTGATATTGTTGTCCTTGTGGTGATTGTAAAAATTGTTTAAATTTTTCGTCTTGTATTCTTTTATCTTTAAGGGCTTGCTGAGTAACCAGTCTCTGTTGAACCTGTCCCATACGAGACGGATCACCTGACCTCTGCGCTGCTCTAATAGAAAGTCTTTGCGCTAAATCTTGTAAGCCTTGATTTTGTCTTTGCTGTCTTTCTTGCTCGGTCATTGGTGCGTTAGGATCGTATCCTGCAAAACCAACTAAACCGGAAGATATATTGTTTTTAAAATTGTCAAATAAAGCCATATTAATTAACCGAATATGCTAGGGAAAGCTGTTTTTAAATCTGAGTAAGTACCCAAAGTTGATGCAGCTTTATCTAGTCCGCTAGGCGAATATGATTGTGTTGTAGTAGATTGATTAGGCATACCAAATACAGCACCTGATAATAAACCAAGTTGCTGAGGCCCATAATTAAGAGCGCGTATAAATTCGTTATAACCTGCATCCATACCTGCTTGCTGTAGTCCTTGCTGTTGAGCGCCAGCGCCTGATAGTAAACCAAGGTTTCTATATTGATCACCAAGCTGGTTATTAAGTAAGTTTGCTCTAAAACCTCTGTTTTGAAAATCTCTTGCCATATCATTTTGTGCAAGTTGTGTCGCTTGATTGAATCCTGACTGTCTAAGGTTACTAGATGTTCTAGCGGCAGCATCTGCAAAGTTTCTATTTGTTTCAGCTTCTAATAAAGCAGAACGAGATCCACCAAAAGCGCCAGCACCGATTGCCCGGTCTTGATCACTTTGTAATCTAATTTGTCTTGCTCTATCTAAGTCATTTAAAGACTGGTTAATTACCTGTTCATTGTATGGGTTTTGATAAGCGCTAATATCAGTATTAAGTAAACTTGGTGCTTGTTGATTAGCTAGATCATTTAACCCGGTCATTGGGTTATATTCCATTGATCTATCAAATAGGCTTCTTGTTTGATCAAAGCCTCTTAACTGATCAGGATTAAACCCGGCAACTCTTGCGCCTGTATATGGTACAAAAGGCTGACCGGCTATGCCTTTAGACCTACTATATAAGTCCTCGTACATTGCCATCTGTCTTGGATCTGTTGCAACGGATGTTGAAGATCCACCTTTATCACCACTAAACGCAGATTTTGCTGCACTTGCTGCTGTGATACCTGCTATAACTGTTTCTATTCCCATTATATTTACCTATAAGTCTTTTTTTATTAAGTAAGCATCTTCAAAACCTAAGTGCTTAATTTTTCTTAGCCAAGATTTACGACCACCGCCATAAAGTCTTTTGCATCCATTATTTCTTGCAAAATGTTCGATGCTAGGCAACATTTCTTCTAGCTCTGAATAATCACCACCGCAGAAAATTAAATTTAATGCTTTAAACTGTGGGTATTCAGCAAAACCTGTGACCATAGCAGACTTTTTACCTGACCACAGATGGAATAATCCATGTCTTATTTTATCCTCTACATCACTAATTGTATAGGAATCTTGAGTGTCAATAGCTTTATCAATTAAATGTTTACACTTTTCCCACTCTATTTCCCAGTCTTCCTTACGCGACTTGGGTGGTAGAGAGGTTTCCGCTATTGTCGACTTCAATTCTGTACTTAGTTCCATTTGGACTCACTAAAACGACTTCTGTTTGATCGCCACCATTAGCTTCAACTCGTTCGCCTTTTTTAAAACTTAAACCATCCCGGTATTCTATTTCTGTTACTAAGTAACTCTGATACTGAGGACTGTAAGTTTCACCGGGTTTAGTTAAGGCTCGTCTTGCCATTACCTGCGCCCTCTGTTGCGTAAATTAAGTCTTATATTACCAACTTTAAAATCTTGTGTGGTAGTTCCTGTAACTGTCATAGATACTTGTCTACCTGTAAATCTCGCGTCCGTGTAGCCATCTGTTTCAAACGTAAATGATCCAAAGTCTTGTTCAGCTCCTAAAGGTGTAAATCTACCTTTAAAACTAATAGTTACACCCGGAAGAGTATTAGCTTCTTCGTCCGGAATAATTTGATTACATTGAACATAGTTATCGCCATTGCCTATTTCTATTGGCCCACTCTTTGCAAACGGAACAGCAGAACCAATGTTTGTTGAGTTACTTAGTGTTGTACTTTCATGCTGATACACAAACCCTGCTGCATCACAGGCAATCGGAAAGTCAAATACACCTTGGTCAATCCAACAACCTCTGTCCATAGTTCCTATAGACCAAGTATTCTCTGCGTAGTTCCATATAACATATTTATCAGGCGTTGAAAAAGAAGTTGGAAAGAACCACCAAATTTCATTAAAGTTTGAGTTATGCCCACCACATGAAACCCTACGGAAGTTATATTGTAAGTTGTCATATACAAAGTCATGAGTTTCGCATGGTATTTCTCTGACATTACCATCGTAAATAAAGAAAGCGTTTTCACCCATCCATGCCAAGAAGTTACCAGCCGAGACAACTGTTCTTGGGCCTGTTACACGACAGTTAGTTCCAGCATCTTGAATACCATAAATAAAAGGTGATCCAGCGTAATAAACTCTAGCAATACCTGTATCGGTAAAAATCACGATGTCTGTTTGCCATTTAATACCACTTAGGATTTTACCGCCTGTTGGTATTTGTAAATCACCAGCAGTATTAGTAGATGCTGCTGTCCATGTTGTAGTAGTTTCTCTTGATGACCAAGCAATCTTTCTTGGATCTCCACTTGCACCTAGAGCAATAACGTGTCGTTCATTACTAACCAATACACCAGCACAATTAGTTGGAGCATTAGTTAGAACAATACCTGTTGCATCGGGTGAGCCTGAGCCTGCGTCTGGTCGCCATTTATAAATCTTGCCATCACTTGCACAGCAAAAGAGTAAGTGTTCACCAAAGTTATCAAAAGACCAAGACTCTGAATCAAAAAATAAACCTGATTGACTTCTTGCGTCTCCGTAATCTTCTTTGCCATATTGATATGCACCAAAACCAAGTGCGTCATTGGATGCGTCTGAAACAAAACCTGATGGTGTGATGTCATACCAAGTACCATCAAATAAAACATAAATCTTTTGTCTTGTACCAACCGCTAAAACTCTTTTACCCGCATTTGTTTTATAGGCATACATTCCTGTTGGAGTGCCAGTAAGAGCTGTGTCTTTTAGTTTTTCCCAACCACCA